GGTGGAGTGTTGCTAGGTTTCTTACCTCCAGATCCAGGTGGGCCTTCCTGGGGTATTCTTGGAATCTTACCAAATGGTGCTGTGAAACTACCTGTTGCAGTTTGTGTATATTCGGAACCTGTTGACGGAATTGCGTCAACTGTTGTTGGACCAACACTCCAATGAAAGATCTCTCCTTTTTCCCCTAGTATACCCATTAATGGTTTTTCTTCTGTAATTTTAGTTCTATTATAATAAACAACATTTTCATAACCCCAAGTTACAGTATTTTGTGCTAATTCATTTGACATCTCTTGTGAAAACTGATCATGTTGCATTGATTGCATATAAGGATTAACAATATCAATTCGATTACATGTCTGATTTGCAACTAAGTACAATGACATATGAGTAAATAAATTCTTTTTCTCAAATTTCTTATCACCAATATAATAACCATAATTATCATATCCAAGGTTGTCAGATGTACCGCCACTTCCATTTGGATGAGTTATATCAGAATCTTTAACTGAGTACTCGGCGTCTCCACTGCGTTGGCCATTTAAAAAATAAAATTGATAAACAGTATTCCAAAAATCCGTTGTTAAATTAGATCTATCATCCCAAAATGTAATAGTAATAGGTTGATATTGTATTTTCAGAGGAATAATTCGTGGCTTATTATATTGATTCAATGTTTCGGTCTCAATATCAAACCGTGGCGCATCAATAGATTTAACTCTATGAGTTATATCTAGTATTCCCTTTGGATCGGCGTTTTTGTAAAGATCTGAATAGTGAAAAGCAACAAAATAATGATTTTTAAACCGTGGTGTTCCATGGAACGCCTCGCCTGTTAAACCATGTACTCGGGGCGCCTCTGACGCCCCGAATACCATGTTTTCAAATTTCTCATATCCGGATGTGCCTTTAGAGCCAATCCTTGCGCTTTTTATATAATTCGCCATAAAGAATTTAAATTAGCCAGTTAAGTCGTCTGCGTTGCTAAGCCTTCGGGCATTAAGTTTGTTGCTGCCGCTCCAAAATGCAATGCATTATCATAACGAATAATCATTGTAATTTGTACAGGATCACTTGCCGCATAATCACCTTGATCATAGTCAACATTCTGTATAAAGCAACCTTCTAAGTGCCATTTATCTAACTCAACTGCGGAATCTCCATGATTACCTGTTAAAATAGCAACAGTCATTTCAAATTTATAATCAACTCCGCTTAATGCAGAGACTTGATTATGATGATCAACTTGTCGTTGAATCTGACGGCCTACTAATCCTGAAATATTATTCTGTACATCATCTCGAAATACTCCAGAAATTGTTTGCCATTCATGTTTTCCTGTTAAGTAGACACGTGAATTATATGAATGTACTACAACTTCTTCATATGAAACTTTTGGGCGATCGCATGTAACAACATTACGTGTAAATTCACGTACACCAGCAATACCACCCATATCACGAAATTCTACCCTATACTTATATTTTAACTTAGGCTGTAAAATTCCCCTGGCATCTGCTGAACCATCAATACCAAATTTAGTCATAAGTTATATCTCCCTTCTTTATAATATTTATCTGTTTTAACCTTAGAATGAGTGGGGGCCTAGGCCCCCATTCACTCGGGTTTTAATGAAAATCTCTATCTTATGCCGCTCCGGCAATAGTTAAGGATTCTCCTGTATTTCTCACACGAATTGGAATGTAGATAAACTCAACTGCCTTAACAGGCTGAATTGCTACATCGACCCAAAGTTCATTTCGATCAATACGAGTTGGTGTGTTATTACTTGTATCACACACAACTAAGAAATCATACAATCCTCGTTTAGTAATCATATCACCTAAGAATTGATTAAAAACTGAAAGTACTTGATTTCGTGTAAATTCATCATTTGGTTCAAACAAGAACGGTTGTGACATATCGTCAAATCGTCGACGTAAATATGCAACCAAACGTGCAACATTAACGCGGTCTAATGCACTTGATAATGTATGTAATGTCTTCTGACCCCACACAGTTAGCCCTCTATTAGGCATATGTGCAATCGGATTCATTTTGTTTACATAAAGTACATCACGTTGACCTTGATTTAGTACTACTGCGTTATATTCGCCTTCGGCATCAATATAACCAACACTTGTAGCGTTGTTTACAAGACCACGTTGATAACCTGCTGGAGCAAACCATTCGTATGCTACCTGGTCATTGTAACCCATTGTACGTAGTACAATGTGTGATGCTGGTTGTACAACAGTATCACCTGTTACGTTGGTTGTATAACAACCACCTGGATACCATACACCAATATCAAAACCGGATGATACGAGGCCGTCTTCGCCGTTTTCAGCTACGACAGCAGTATTACTTGCCCAATTTTTAAGAGATGTAGCATCTGATGTTAACCTAAATGGTGTATCACCAATAACGAATGCTGTTTCCTTACGATCAACATTAAGTGTCTTCATTTCATCAATTAGTTCTGGAAAACCAGGTGCACAAATTAAGTTAAAGAATCGAGTTTCTGCTCGAATTTCTTCACTGCCTGATAATGCAGCTGCCATTGAAACTGTAATAACTTTCTTCTGTGCAAAACGACCCATATAAGGTGCGCCAGTTGTTTTTAAACCTGACTCATTATACCATTTAACAGCTGTTCCATCATACTTCTTAACATCATAACCTGATGCCATAAAGTTCCAACCTAAAATACCCACTGGATATACTGCTGGATTTGGACTTACTGTTGTAACAGTTTCTAATGCGGCAGATGACGAAGAACGAAAGTTACCAAAAACAATACCTTGGTTACTTGTTTGATCTGTGTTATCAATTGCATCCCATGTTGTTGTTGTACCATTATACTTGTACAATGACGGATATGCATCAACTGCTACTGTATCTAACCATACATCACCACTTGCAGGTGTTGTTGGTTTTGATGCAGCTGCTGTCATTGTACCGCTAAATGTACGCCATGCTGTAGTACCACTGTTGTCATATGTTTCTAACATATCAACTGTAGTATTACGACTATCATACCATAATGTACCATCTGCTGTTGTACCTGTTGGTGCTGAAGTGTTTGGCTCGTAACTTAATCCAATCCAGTTACTTGATGTAGCTGCTGTAAGACCTAAGTCTGCAAGCATTGTACCTGTACCAGCGGCAAGAGTAATATCTTTACCTGCTGTATTTGTAATAACAATCTTATTACTTGATACACTTGCAGAAATATCTGTAATACCTGCTGAGTTAATCAATGCAGCTGTTCTAATAATATCAGTGTCAGAGCTTCCTGTCCATGTAATAGTTGTACCATTAACTACTATTGAATGTGAAGGTGTTAATAAAGTCTGAGTTGAATTAGATACACTACCCGTTACTGCTAAGGTTGCACTACCGTTGAATCTCAAAAGTTGATGAGATGCAACCTTTAATGTATGTGCGCCCTGCTCATGGTTGTATTTGACAAAAATATTACCAGTTACTGGTGTTGTGTAATTTGTCCAGGCCGCAGTTGTACTTGCTAATACTGGAGATGTAATTGTTGTCCATTGTTTTGTAGCTGAATTATAAAGTTTTACTTTAAACTCTGAACCACTGTTATATGACGATGTTTTAATCCATACGTCACCTGTTGCTAATGCGGCAGAAGTTGACTTTACAGTCGGTACTGCGGTATGTGCCGCGAATTGAAAATCTTTACTGGCAGCTGCAGCCCACGTATTTGTACCTAAATGATACCATACGCCACCTACTTTTTGCCAGACTCGATTATGTGAGTTACCGCCTGCTACGGCTACCCATGCAAACTCTCCATCCAAACCTACACTGTTAAGAGGTGCACCGGTGCCTGCATCATAATCAGTAGTGGCGCTAATCTCACTTACGGTAGCTGCTACCCATGTAGCAGTTGCCGCGTTGTAAGTAAAAACACCCATATTTGATGATGAGAGATCTAACCAGTATGTACCATTAACAGCAGAGCCAGTTGGTGCTGTGCCTGCGGCTTCGAGTTCTGATAAATCAACAGCTGCTCGAAGAACGTATGCACGATTAGCAAGGCCTAGATAACTATGAGCTGCTAATAAGCCGTACTCATTTTGATTATCGCCATGTATTAATGTGCCACCAACTTTGCGGAAGGAAGGATTGCCATATGTTTGTAGTAATTCCCTTTGTGAGGTAATTAAACTTAACGCTGCTGTAGAACCGGTTGTGCCGGTTGCTGAACCTGTACCACTTGGATGTGTCTTGTTTTTACCTGTTGCGACACAAATCAATGGAACGGTACCACTACCAGCAGAACCATAAAAGGACTCATCAATTACGCTAATCGACACGCCCGGTGAAACTAATGTTGGCATTTTTCTTTCCCCTATGTTTTTTAGTCCTTGTATTCTTATAGACTAAACTTAATATACACATATTTATTTGATTCTAGGCAAATAACACTGATATAGAACCACCTTTAAAAGGGTTCGTCGTAAATAATAGTATGAGTACAAAAAGGCCACTTTGCACTTGCAAAAAACGTCCAGTTGCAGTCAACTATGTAAAAAATAATAAAACATATTACC